TTATTCGAGGTGCCCAATCACTTCAAGCTGCTGCTCGCCGTTCTCGAAGACGCCGAGCCATGCCTCGAGCTCGCCGGGGAAGATCTGCCGGATGGCCAGCGTGAAACCATCGCAGCCGCTCACTCCCGTATTTGCGAAATCGCTGGTGTCGAATTGCGCTGCGCGCGCCAAGGTCGCGGCGACGGACCGCATAGCGTACTTAAAGAGATCGAGCAGTTTGTCCTTCAGCATCGCGTCTATGTTGCTGGACAGCGCGTCATCGATCACGGGGGTTTTGAATCGCATGGATGTGAACATCTTGAACTCCGGTGTGGTTGGTGTGATGACATGAACGCGCTGTTTGGGCGAGAAGCCAAGCGCGACTTCAATTCACTCGCAATAAAGCCACTTCGGCCTCGCGACGCGCCAGCAGCCCCGGCAGCACCTTGCCACCACCGTAAATCCAGCGACGCAATTCGGCCGCAGCGGCAATCCAGTCTCGCTGGTTGATCCGCCGCCGCAAGGTTGAGGTCTGCAGCCGCCCCGCCCCGAGGTTGAAGGTGAAATCCACGATGGCAGCGAGCCGCCCCTCTGGCTCGGTGGCTAGCACCGGGCAGAAGCGCAGCACTGCGTTAAGCGCCACCACGAAATCCGCCGCCAAATAGGCTTCGGCCTGCGCCTGCGTGATGGGCGGGTGCGCGGGATCGCAGAGATGGCCGTAGCCGATCGTCCAGTACCCGGCAGGACAGACATACGGGTGAGCCCGAGTGGGATCGAGCTTCGCCATCCGGTGGAAGCCCTCGAAGCGCTTGGCTAGGTCGACTGCGGACTGGGGAACTACAAGTGCGCCCATGGCTCCCTCCGCTTGATGAGCCCAACAGTGGGACATCCAGTACGCGCCATCATTGCCCCCGGTTCATCTTGTCCAGCGTGCGACCCAAGAACCAGAAGTTCAGTACGCCTGCCCACAGCGCCTGATCAGCCTCGGACCACGCGTGTACCGTCGCCGTGATCCAACCCGCTCCGGCAGTGATCGCTCCCGTGAATACGGCCGCTTTCGCAGCGCAGTACAGCGCCATGAAGGAGTAGGTGATCACCGGTCGCACGGTGATCGACAGCGCATCGGCCCACGGCACACCAGAGGTCTGTCCCTGCGCCGTGATGGAATCGCGCAGCGCTTCGATAGCTCCCGTATTCCAGGCCGCATCCGCACTCGCACCGATCTCGGCCATGCGCTGCGCGCCGCGTACCTTCTCGAACTCCAGCGCCTTGTCCTGCATGGCGAGCTCGTGGCCGCGCTCGCCCTTGCGATCGAGCCACTTCAGGATTTCGGGGGCCAGGCGGAAGGTGCCGCCCAGCAGACCGCCCAGGAGCGTCTCGATCATCGCGCCCCCTTGAACAGTTCGAACTTGATGACCGCGCCGGCCACCAGCGCAAGCACCAGACCGGTGGTGATCATCCGGACCGTGGTTTGCCAGGCGGTGCGCTTGGCCTCATTGAATGCGTCCAGCAAGCCGCGCAACTCGCGGATGTCGTTCGCTGCGTTCTCGCCATCGAGGCCCACTTCGGCCAGCGCCGCGCGTGCGCCGCTCTCGGCGACCCGCTCCAGCAATTCCTCGAATTCGGCCCGCGGCATGGTCACCATGCCGTCGGCCACCATCGGTGCGTTCATTGACGTGCTCCAAAAAAACAAAACCCGCCACGAGGGCGGGTTCTGGTTGCAAAGGGAAAGGGGGGAATTCAGACTTCGATCTCGACGCTCGGCAGCGTCGGCGCCGGGCCGATCACTTCGGTGCCGCGCACGAACAGGCGTTGGTCGGGCTCACCGGCACCCGTGGCACGCACGAGTCCGCCGCCGAGCAGCTGGACGGTGACCGTGCCGTCGACGTGGCGGGTCACTACCGTGCCGACCAGTAAAGGGGAATCCGGCAGCAGTTCCTCGAACTGCCGCCACAGGTTGGGCATCGCGCGCTCCTAGCGGTAATGGCGCTCGACCTCGATGGTCTGGCGCACGGTGAGGGATTCGTTCCATTCGGCGGCGACGCTGGTTGCGCGCACCAGGCCGCGCCAGTTGTCGCCACCCTCACCCACGGCAAGCAACAAGCCCGGATCGAGCAGGCCAAGTGAGTTCAACATCGGTAGCTCCAGGGTCACCCTGGCTTGGCGGCCCACGTCGGCCAGGATCACCCCGCCCCGCTCCCGCGCGGCATCCGCATGCGTGATCAGCCCATCGACCACGGTGGGCGCCATCAGATCGCCCGCCGTGCCGGCGCGGACCACGTGGCCAGTGATGCCCTGGCGTTCGCCGCAGACGTACACCGCGTTGAAGGTCGGCTTCTCCTCCCATCTCAGGTTCAAGGTTTTGACCACGTCGATGGGCAGGACCCGGTCGGCGGTCGCGGTCGCCCAGTTCCACGGCAGCACCGGATAGCGCGGCTTCGCCACGAGCGCGCGCAGGCGCGGATGGGCGTTGACGTAGCCCCCGACGGCCTCGGTGATACGGCCGATCACCTCCATCGGGCTTAGCGTCTGGTAGCCCCAGCTGCCCTCGGGCACCAGCCAGTCCGGCAGCCGCCAATCGAGCGTGAAGCCGGTCACCAGCCCCGCGCGCGTCAGCTCCTGCTCGGCCAACTGGCGCGCTGTGAAGGGTGCTGCTGGGATGAACGACCGTTTGGGTGCATAGGGCGCGGCCAGGTAGGCGGCGGTTGATCGTCCCCGGATGTTGAGGCTCGCCTGCCCAAACTCGCGCCGCACATCGAACCCCTCGACCAGCATCACCCAGGTCACGCCATTGATGGTGATCTCGATCTCCACCGGCCCGGATGCAGTCGGCTCGACCATTTCCAGCGCCCGGTACGGCAGGCTCGCCGAGAGCCCCCAGGCCCACGAACCCTCATCCACGGAGAGCCGGAGGCTCTTGGCAAGAATGGGCTCGCGACCAGGCAGGCGCACGACGTCGACGGAGTTGCTCACAAAGTAGACCTTGAGGATAGGGACACTGAAACCCTCGGTACCCGGCTGCCCACACGGGTGCGTACCGAAGTCCAGCCACAGCGCGGGGCGCCACGCGAGCCCCGTGCGGGTCGCGGGACAAATGAAGTCGAAATCGGGGTGGTACCTGGGCTCAGGTTGGGTGGGTGGCGGCTCGACCGGCAGATGCGACTCACCTGGGCGCGGCTGCTGCCCGATCTCCCAAGGCACCGCCCAACGGCCTGTGTGCCCGCGTCCCGGCGAAAAGCCGAAACCCTGGCGCCATGCCAGCGGCACGGCGGGCTCCCACACCTGAGCCTGCCCACGTGGGCGCGGCACCAGCCAGACGAACGGACTCATCGCGCCACCGGACAGCGCGCCCCCCTCGCCCCACGGCACGGCGAGCTCGTCACGCTGCGGCGCCAGCGGATCGAAGCGGTCCCCTGACGAGGACATCACAGGGGCGGCGTCCTGCCACCGCAGGCTGCCAGCGCTGCGGGCGCGCTGGTTGTCACCACCGGCCAACCCGACGGCGGTGGCCACCGGTTCGCCCGGTTGCCAAGCCACCACCGAGGCGACGCGATCGCGTGCGCTGTCGTCCCAGCCATCCTGCAGGCCAGCCCCATGGCGCTGCGCGCGCTGCCACGGCACCAGGCCGCCGCCTTCCAGCTTGCGGCTCACCAGGTTGTCGTAGGTCGCCAGGATGCGAGCCTTGGGCGCGCCCAACCGGATCCGGAGCGTGGCGCTGGCCGCCTCTGGGACGGCTTGCCGCGTGTCCCCGAAGTCGAGATCAGTATTTCCACCGTTCGGGGGTTTCCACGCCCCCCGGAATTCAAGATCCACGGTCACTCAGTTACTCGATCAGTTCTGCCAGTTCCACATTGACCGCGCCGCCCGCGAAGACCTGCAGCTTCGACAGCTCGACCTCCGCCCCACTGACCGGCAGCCCCACGTCCAGATCCGCCACCCACTGCTCATCGCCGTCGGATAGACGCGCCCATGCGGCGATGCCAGAGCGCTGACACAGGGCCTGCCCGATGGGCGCGAAGACCAGCCGGCCGCCCTCCAGGCTCCCCGTGCACGGCTGCGGCAGGCGGACTTCAGCCAGCAGGACCTGCTCGGCCAACGTCTGCCCGATATCGGGACGTGGTGCGGAATACAGGCGCAGCAGGCCGCCTGCAGCGCCGGCATCGAGCGCTTGGCCGATCACGGCGAGACGGCTGTTCCGCACCGGTACGGACAGGGTGATCATGGATAGAGGGTCGGTTCGGGACGAACCCAGTCGACGATGACGGCGTTGAACTGGCGCACGTGGTCATGCGCCAGCACGAAGTAGTCGCGGGCGGGGTCGAGGAAATCGAAGCGGTACCAGCCATCCTGGCGGGACCAAGTCTCAGCGATCAGCAGGCCAGTCAGCGCCTCGAACAGCCGCACCTTGCGCGCGGCCGGGGCACCTTCGATCCGGACTCGCCCTTCGATGCGCCCGTTGCCCCAGAAGTCGAAGCGGCGCGAGGCGGGCAGTTCGCCGTGCCGCGTCGGCGAGATGCCCTCATGCGGCGCGGGCGCGCTGAGCACTACGCCGTCCGGCACCTGGGGGCTCGGTGGTCCCGCGTCGCCGGTCTCGATGCGGGGCGTCTCGTTGTGCAGAACGTGGCGGGTAGGCACCCCGGCGATGGCACCGGGCGATACCCGGCTAGGCGGGCCGACAACCCGTGGGATTTCACCGGCCATGGATCAATCCCACGGGCCGGTCAGATCGAAGGCCAGGCGCGCATTGCCGCCGCTGGCGGTGCCCGCCACGACCAGCAGCTCGCGCTGCGTGCCATCGATCACGAAGCCAGGGAACCTCCAGGGCTCCGGCGCGGGGATCGTATGCAGCGGACAGAGCAAGCCCGGCAGGCGCCCGCGCAGCGACGGGCCGGTCTGCTCCTGAATGATCAACGGCATCACGTAGATGCCGTTGTCCGCTGGGTTCGGGTAGGGCACGCTGGTGGCCCCCAGGCCGGTACCGCCATTGCCGCCCCGGGGCGCCGACCCACTGGGCATTGATCCGGCCGCCCAGCTGCGAATACCCGCGCGCGAGCCAGATGCCCGTGTTGCCCACACCCGTTCCGACCGAGTAGACGCTGTCCGTGTTCAGGTTGCTGACAGGCTCGATCCAGTTGCCGTTCAGGTCGAAGTAGCCCGCCACCATCGCGCCATAGGCATCGCCTGCCTTGAAGGAGGGGAAGTCCCCGAAGAAGTAGGGCGCATAGCGGTTCGGATAGCTCTCGCTCCAGTTCACCGCCAGCCAGAATCGCTTGCTGTCGCCTACCAGCACCCAGGGGCGCGTCGTCGCGTTGTCGTTCTGCGCCTTGCGCCACCAGGTCTCAGCTTTGCCGGTGCCGTTGTCGATGTCGTTGAGCACCTCCCACATCTGCGCCAGCGCCGTGCGCGGGCCGCGTCCGTAGTTGCCGTCACCGGCAAGCGGCGTCTCGTCGATCCGCAGGAACAGGCGATTGCTGGTGACGTCACGGGAGCGGTAGACCGCTTTGTCTTCGCCCGAGAACAGCATGTCCCACCCCAGCGGCGCGATCTTCGCCGTGATGATCCCGGTCGCGGGCGTCGCCGCATCGGCCGCGACGTCGAATTGGAAGGCGTTCGTGCTGACCTTACGGATGCGGTGCTCACCGTTGTAGGCGGCTTCATTCGCGCCTGCGATCAGCACGATGTCATCCTCACGGAAGCCGTGGCCGGCATCCGCCGTGGCGGTGGCCACGGTGCCATCGCGTGTGATCGCGGTCAGCGTGCGCAGGTTGAAGCCATTGCACAGACAGGCGTTGAGCACAGCGATCAGGGTTCCCCGCTGGCCGCTCAGCTGCGGTGCACCGGTCTGGTTGGACTGAAAAAGCTTGATGGTCATAGCAATACGCAAGGTCAGCGATCGATGTCGCCGCGAATCTGGATCTGGAATGCGTCGTTGGTCTGCGTGGCGGGTCCCTGCAGCGTCGTGCGGGCGACCCAGACGGGGAAGTTGGCCCCAGCCGTGGACAGCCGAAGCACGTTGCCGGCGGCCCAGCCGGAGCCCCAGCCGCCCGCGCGCAGCGTGAAATAGGCCGCGTGCGTCTCGGGATTGATCGGCGCGAGATCGGTGGCGGTGTTGCCGATGGCGATCTGCCCGACCGATTCGCCGATCACCCGGAACTCGTTGGTGTTGGTAAAAATGAGCGCCCAGCGCTCCTCGATGGCCCCGCGATTGGTGACCTCGACCGGGTACACCGTCTCGTTGTATTGGGCGATGGTGTTGGCGCCGATGCGGACGTCCTTCCACTCCCCCGTCCACGTCTGCTGTGCGAACAGCGTGTGGGCGCGCGCCTGCAGGTCGCCGATGATCAGCGCCGACGACACCCGCGACTCGCGCGCGGGATAGTCATGGGTCAGCGGGCGGGTCAGGGTCAGCACGCCGTTGATCTGCGTGTCCGAGACCAGACCCATGTCCTCGATCCGGTGCTCGGCCACCAGGGGCAGCGCCAGCCCGGCGGGCACCGCTCGCAGCGTCACGATGCCGGCGTCGAGGTCGGTGGCGTACAGATCCGTCGAGACCGGCTTGCCATTGGCATCCAGCACCCGCAGGGCTGAGAGGCGCACGCGACCGACGTCAAGCCTGTGTCCCTGGCGGGCGTTGTCGGGGAACGGCGTGGTCGCGGTGTGGTGCACTACGGCCACGTCTCCCGGCCGGAAGATCGGCACTCGCCCATCCAACGGCAGGCGCACCGGATCGAGCCCGAGCACATCGGCCGACAGCGGCAGGTACGTGAAGGCGACTGCGTTGAAGCGCAGCGTGTCGGCCCGCACCGGCAGCGGCTGGAAAATCTGGCCATTGCGCACGGCATCGGCGCTGTACCAGATTTCCCCCTCCCGTCCGGCCGCCGGCACGAAACGCCCGAACCTGATGCGCACGACACCGGTCTGGTAGTCCACCGTACCCAGCATGCCCGCCGCCGCGATGGTGCCGTCCCCGTTGGCGGTGGCCGTGATCTGGCCACCGGTGAGCGGCACGGCGCGGATCTGCAGACTGCCCGGCCGCACGGGCGCTGCCGGCACGCGGAACGTGACCTCATCGACCGGCTGGCCACCGAGCTCCGTCAGCAGCGACTGCATCGACACCACGCTGCCGGCGCCCGGCTGCCACACGGTCAGCAGCGCCCGGCCCGACGCGTAGTCGATGGTGCCGGCCTGGGTGCCGGCGCCAGTGTTGGCGTTGATGTCGGTGACCAGTGTGCCCTGCCGGTCCACGTAGACCTTGCCGCCAAGACCGAAACGGACACAGCCGGGCACGATGGCCTCGGCGTAGCGATCGGTCAGGTCGACCTCCAGTTGGGCGAGCGTCACGGTCTCGGTGGCCGCGTTCGCCGCATCGGTGCTGCGGTAGCGCACCTTGACGTAGCCGGACTCATCGATCGGCATGGCCGCGCCGGTGGGCTTGTATTCCCAGTGGCTGAACGTATTGCGGTAGACCGGGCGGCGCTCGCTGCCCTCCACCGTCCAACCCAGCTGCTGCACGCTGTAGCGCGCGAACGGAACGTTCACCGTGGTATCTGGCCGGAAGGTGAGCGTGCCAGTTGCGTAGTCGATGCGGCCGACCACGGCGCCGTCGAATGCCCCGCCGGTGTCGCGCGCGATCTTGATCGGGTCGACGCGCTGCACCACCTGCATCTCGGCCGGTGTGCCCGAGATCGCCGCGTAGTTCTCGATCAGCAGGTTGAACTCGAGCTCGACCGTGTTCGGGCGGATATCGGTCTGCGGCAGCCGGACCGTGACGGTGCCATCGGCGTTGCGCAGCGGGTGCGCAAAGGTGGCCTCCTGCGGCGGCCCCCACTGGTAGTCGATGGCGAACTGCGCACCGCCGGCGGGTAGCACGGCGGGCCGGAAGACCAGCTCGCCGCGCGCGTAGCGCACGGTACCGGAGCCGTCGCCGACGATGATGCCGTGCCCGTCGTCGGTCGCCACGCGTTGGCGCGCGCCGTCCGTCCACGTGATGCGCAGCGTGCCCGGTGCGATGCCCGGATGTTCGACGGTATGGCGCACGGTGGGGGGCTCTACCGGCGCGCCGACCCGGTTGAAGTAACTGGCTGCGGTGCCCCAGGAGAACAGGATCGCCGTGTTGGCGTCCGGCAGCGCACCGGTCGTCAGGATCACCGAACCGGTCACGTAGTCGAGCGTCCCCGCCCCGAAGGACGAAGCGGTGCCCCGGATCGCCCCGTCGCCCTGGTCGCGCAGGTCGTACCACTTGCCCTGGGCCATGTAGGACACAATGAGCGCGCCGGGCTTGGGCGGCGGCGACAGGGTGATGGTGTACGCGTAGCCGCGGTTCTCCTGGGCGACGGCAATCGCGGCGGTGTCGGCCACGCGCACGGGCGCGCCCGCCGGGCGGAAGCTCACCTGAAAGTCCCCGCCGTAGCCGGGCGTACCGTCTTTGAAGGCCACCAGCCCTCGGGCATAGTCAACCGTGCCGATGGTGCTCGCGCCGGACTTGAGCTGGCCCGCCGAATCGGTGAACGTGTAGCCACCACCAGCGATACGCAGGCTACCCGGCACCAGCGGGTTGCCCAGGTACAGGTTCCGGCCGCTGGCGACCTGGCCGTTGGCCGTGTAAGTGAGTACACCGCTGCCGCTCTCCAGTAGCGGTACCGCCTGGCCGGCTGCGTTCAGGTCCACCAGCGGCGTCTCCGATTGCGCGGACGGCACCAGTTGCCCAAAGAGCCCGGGCACCTGCACGCGCAGATCGCCCACCTTGGCCTCGGCCACAGTCGACGCGATGCCGTAGTAGACGGCGGCATTGGCGACAATCGTGTCGCGCAGCGCTGCCTTGGCCGAGACGTCGTCGCGGTTGGACGGCGACGGTCCCTCGAAGTCGTAGCGCAGCGGATCGGAGATCTCGCACGTTGCCACGATGGCGGAGAACTTGACGGTGCCGCCGCCCTCGCTGACCGTGAACTCCCGCTCGGTCGTGGTGATGCGTGTGACGCGGACGTACTGCTCGAGCTCGGTCGGTTTGGCCTCGTCCTGCACCAGCACCAGCGCTTGGCCCACGCGCGGCAGCGGGTCGGCAGGCTTGAGCAGCAGCGTGATGGCGCGCTGGCCCGTCAATTGCCGCTCCAGCAGTTGGCCGGGCCATTTAACGCCACGAGCGAGATAGCGCTCGACCCGGTCGCGCGCGGCTTCGCGCCGGTCAGTCCATGAGCGGGTGGTGAAGAGCGTGACGGAAACGCGCGGGTCGGACGGCGCCTCGGCCACGATGGCATGCGCGCCGTAGTAGGAGTCGGTCGAATCGGTCAGCACCCCCACAAACGCCTTGCGCAGCGCGACACGCCCGTAGGTGCGGTCGAGCTCCGAGATGTCGGGGAACAGATTGTTCGATTGGCCGTCGACCACCACGTGGCCGGTCATGCGGCCGCCGCCGTCGGGCGTGTCGAGCAGGCGCTCGGCGGCGAGCAGCTTCACATCGCCGTAAAGAATCGGCATTCAAATCTCCATCAGACGGAGGGTCAATCGGTAGAAATCGGTGTCACGCCGGGCCGGGAAGCCCATTACCGGCTCGACCTCGATGGCGGTCTCGTGGTGCCGGAAGGCAACAGTGAAGGTCCTGCCGTCGGTCAGCGTCAGTTCGAACTGCCGGCCTGGATCGGCGGCCCACGCGTACAGCCGGTTCACGCTCGCGCGGCTCACCCAGGCCATGTCGGCGGCGCCCACCAGCGTGATGGGCCGGCCCTTCTGGCGCGCGGCCGACTCGACCAGCAGTGCACCTGTCAGCAGGTACGACACGGCCGCCACGGCAGGCGTCCAGGCGTGTTCGTCCGTCCATAGCAGGTCGTCGGGCAGCGCCAGCACGGCACTGTCCGCAAGGTTCTTGAGTTGCATGGGTTACAGCGCCCGAGACTGGGCTTCTTTGAGGAGTTCGAGCAGCCGCGCTTCGTCACGCGCGTCGATGGTGGCGGCCACGGTCCGGCCGCCGGAGGCCAGTTCCACGCGGATGGTCCTGGCGGGCGCGACGTCTGCCGCGTAGGCGGGCACCGGCACGCGCATGGACGTGGCCAGCACCTGCGACAGGGCCGCGGCGGGATCCGCCCCCTTCCACCCGCCCGCCACCGCCTGCGACGCCCTGGCCGCCATGCTTGCCAGCGGCTGGACGAGCCCGCCCGTGGCGTAGCCCCGCACCTGGTTCGCCAGCGCGCGTGCTGGCAACGCGAGGTTGTTGATGGCGTCGAAGAAGCCCACGCCGTGACGCGCGACCGCCTGCCGGTTCACCACGTATTCGCCGGGCGTCAACATAGCGGGCACCGTGTCCGACGCCGCCACACCGCCATCGCGGTAGAACTCCCCCTGGTGCTGCTCCATGTAGTCGAGCAGGTCGCGCTCCAGATCCTGGCCCCACAGCATCGGCTGGGCCATGGCCTGGCGCCACATGGTCTTGACGCGCTCGACGGTCTGCCGCTCCGCGGCAGTCAATTGCTTGCGGTCGGCCAAAGCATCGAGCGCCTGCCGGTCGCGCTCGGCCTGCCTGCCATAGGTCGTCATCGTGCGCGAGCGCATGTCCGAGCTGACCCAGGCACCGCCGTTGTGCTGTGCCCACGAGGTGTAGTCGCTCATGCCCTGCAGGCCGAGATCGATCATTCGGCGGGCCTCAAACACGTCGCGGTTGCGCTTCGCCCCGCCCGAGGGGCTGGCGCCACGACCCGCGAACAGCACCGCCCCACCGGTGGCGAAGCGGGCCACGCCGTTGGCCAACTGCGCCAGCGTCCCCGCACCGTACTTGCGCACGGCCGCCTTGCGGATCACGAAGGCACCCGCGTCCAGCGTGCGCGGCACCGTGTCCTGGTCGCCGGTGCCCGGCACCGAGCCGCCCTGCATGCGCGGGAAAGTGGGCGTCACCGCACCGCCGTCCGCGAACTGCCGTACACCGGCGCCGACCACCCCACCCGCAGCGTTGGCCTCCACCCTGCGCACGGCAATGGTGTGCGTGCTGGAGGTGTTCATGCCGTTCAGGCTCTGCACCTCGGCACGCACCGCATCGACGTTGCTGGCCACGCGGTGGCGCGACTCGGTCTGCACGCGATCCAGCGCCCGCAGCATGCCCTCGACGTTGGCGATGGCCGCACGCGCCTTCTCGGTGGCGACGCGAAGCTCGAGCTGCGAGTTCTCGCGGGCATAGGCGTTGAGCCGGTCCAGCGACGCAAGCGCCTTGGACACGTCGGCGTCGACCGGCAGCGTCTTGCCTTCCTTCAAGCGCTGCTCGTAGTCCTGCAGCGTCTTCTCGGCCTGCTGCAGATCGGCCTGGATGACTACCAGCCGCGCCCGCTCGGCCAGGGCCTTGTCGAGGTCGGCGACGGCCTTGTCGAAGCGCTGGGTGTCCGCATCGATGGTGACCTTGAGGCCCTGCTGCAGCTTGGCCGTCAGCTGGGCGACCTGGTTGTCGGTCTGGGCCAGCGTCTGCTGGACATCCTGGCGGGCCGACACCGCCGCCTGTGCAGCACGCTGGTGCGCCCGGGCTTCCGCATCCAGGGTCTGGTTGAGGATCGCCTCCGAATCGCGGATCCGGCTGATGGCCTCATTGACGGCGGTCTTGCCCTGCACGGCCTGCGCGTCGGCAGTCGCCACCCGTTGAGCCGATTGGGCGCGCAGCTCGTCCGCCTGCCGTTGCAGGGCCTCGGCCTGGGCGTATTCCTGCCGGCCCCGAGCCTCGCGCGCCTGGGCTTCCAGCTGGGCCGCCTGCGTAACCGCCTGTTCGGACTGCCGGCGTGCATCCTCCGCCCGCTTGGCCTCACTGGATTGCGTGCTCGCCACCTGGGCGGCCAAGTCCATCGCCTTGCTGGCGCGCTGCCGGGCCTGATCGAACTCGCCATCGGCCAGCGCCGCGCGGGCACTGGCCTGGTATTCGGTGATCTGGCGCTTGCGATCCTCCTGCGCCTCGAAGTCCGTCATTCCCTGACGGCGGATGTCGCGGATCCGTTCCTCCGTCGACATCGAGAGTTGGCGCTTCTCGTCCTCGATGCGCCGGACCTCGGCCAGATGCCGGTTGGCCTCCGCGTTGAGCGCATCGATGTGCTGGCGGTATTCCGCAGCGGCCTGGGTCAGCGTCTGCCGACGGGCGGCCAGGATCTCGTTCTCGACCCGTTGCACGTTGGCCGCGCGCTCGGCTTCGGTCTTGCCATCGCGTGCTGCCGCGTCGAGGCGGGCACGGGACTCCTCATCAATGAGCTTGAGCGTGTCGGTCGCGGCCTGCCGGCGCAGCGCGGTCTGCTGCGCGAGCGCCTCGACCAGCAACTGGGTCGAGCGGGCGATCTGCACCGCCTGCGTCTGACCGGAGCGCTCCAGCGCCGCCTGCTCCTGCTGGTAGCGCGCCCTGACCGCCTCGACCTGCCGCTGCAGGTTGGCCTCGACCATCGCGCTGAAGCCTCGATACGCCTCGGCCATCTTGGCGGTGGAGTCGCCCACGGTCTGGCTGGCCTTGGAGACCGCCGATTCGACCTCGCCGAGCCGCGACTTGAGCTTCTCCAGGGCGTTGTGGACCGCCTCCGCCCCCCGCCCCACCGCTTCCTGCGTGCCCTGGCGCACGGCCTCCAGGCGGCGGGCAGATTCCTCGGCAGCACCGGCTGCCGCGTTCATCGCGCTCTTGGCCGCGTCCGTGCCCCGACCAGCGTCGGCGTACATCTGCGCGAAGACCCGGTTCATCTCGCCCAGCCGTGCCTGATGGCGCTTGGTTGCTTCGGCGATGGTGTCGGACGTGAAGATGGCCGCGAACACCTCCCAGTGAAAGCGCAACTCCTCAACGGACTTGATCAGCACTTCGACCATGAAGATGCCGGCGCGCCGCACGGTCTCGAATTTCTCCGACAGCCACGTGCCGATCTCCCAGCCAACGAGGAAGGCGCCCAGCGTGGCGAAGCCAGTCCGGAGCAGGCCGACACTCGCGATGGCAGCCGACACCGACAGGTTGGCCGTGGCCCAGGCGGCAGAGGTCGCGCTGGCGGCTGTCACAGCGGCGGCGCCTGCGGTCTGCCATGCGGTGATCAGCGCCGGGAGCAGCCGGTAAACCAGCACCGCCAGCCCCACTTCGGCGATGCGCTTGAGCCACTGCATCACCGCGTCGAGGTTCTGCGCGAGCCAGGTCAGCGCCCCGGCCAGCTTGCTGGTGAAGCCGGTGGCCTGGTCGACCTGGTTGACGTACTGGCCGAATGCATTGCGCAGCCGCTCGAACGCCTGGGAGACGGTTGCCGGCAGTTGCGCGTACTCGGTAGCGAGCCGGTCCTTCTGCGATAGCAGCGCATTGACCACCACGTCGGCGGTCAGCCGCCCCTCCTCCGCCATCTTGCGCAGCCGGCCGATCGGCACGTTCAGACCGTCGGCCAGGGCCTGCGCGAGCCGGGGGCTGTTCTCGACCACGGAGTTGAACTCCTCGCCGCGCAGCACGCCCGCCGACAACGCCTGTCCGAACTGCAGCAGCGCCGACTGCGTCTCGTTGGCCGACGCGCCGGAGATGCGCAGCGCCTGCGAGATGCTCTCGGTGATGGTGAGCGCCTGCTGTTGTTCGCCGCCGAGCATGCGCACGGCCTGCTGCAGCTTGCCGTACAGCGTGGCCGTCTCCTGGATCGGCACGCCGATGCGCTGGGCGATGTCGAAGAGCGCGGTCTGTGCGGTCGTGAACTCGCGCTGCCCGGCGGTCGCCAACTTCAGGCGCGCGACCATCATGTTCCAGGCGTCGGCGACCTGCACGATCTCCTGCACCTTGCCGACTGCCCAGTTGATCGACAGGAAGGCGAACAGTTGCGTCCTGGCGGTGGTGATCTGTTCGCTGATGACGGAGACGCCGGCCTTGACTTGGGCGAGACCGGCAGCGGCCCTGTCGCCCGCAGTCTTGGCGGACGCGGCCAGTTCACCAAGGCTGCGCTCGGCGGAGGTGATGACGCGTTTGAGCCCGTCGTCTGCGCCATCGAGCGCGACGAGGATGGAAATCCGCTGGGACAT